TATTTGGAATAGGATTGATTTTAGGATTCTTATTTTCAGATGCTTTGAGAAAGCCGGCTCACATACCGCTGCTCACAATTGCCTGGGAGGCTTGAGGGGGCAGCGGTTTGAATGAGCGGGGATAGAATGGAAGAAAAAATTGAAAATTATTGTTGACAAAACCATGTGGTCATGATAATATATACAAGGTCCGCGAGAGTGTACCAAAACAGAATAAGCTGCTGTGGCTCAGTCGGTAGAGCGTCGCATTGGTAGTGCGGAGGTCACGGGTCCGATTCCCGTCAGCAGCTCTAACCACAGCCCTTGTATTTACTGGAATATCCGGTATTTACAAGGGTTTTTCTTTGTAACTACGTTAAAAACATGAATTCAAAAGGTATGTAGATGTAACGCTTTTTCGGGTCAAGTATCACACGAAAGTCACACGGTATCACACGGATTTTAACTGCTTAAAATGCTCATTGATTTTCCGGTTCTGCTTAACCGACTCCAGGTCAATGACGTTCCGGTAAACAGTTTTCATCACATTGTCGCTGGCCCATCCGCCGCGCTGGAGTATGTACTGGTCCGGTACCCCAATTGCATGCATGATACTCGCTGAGTAGTGTCTGAGGTCGTGAAAACGGAAGTGCGGGATATCAATTGTTTTAAGGACTCTCCCAAAACGATGGGTTATATAATCCGGATTACTTTTAACCAACGGTCCCTTGATGTTTTTTATTTTATCAATCACAAAATCCGGAAACTCTACGCTACGATAACTCCCATAAGTTTTAGGTTGTTTTACATACCATTCATGGTCAGCGCCTTTAACCATGCTCCTGCTGACATCAATGGTATTCCCATGAACATCATTATCGGTCAATGCGCATATTTCACCGCGCCTGAGAGGGCCAAACGCCGCCAGAAGGACCGCAATCTCTAATTCCGTTCCCTTGATATGGTTCAGCAGCTTCCTCACGTCATCATCACTGGGGCAATATAATTCCGCTTTCTTTTTTGCCGGAAGTGTAACTTTGACCCTTAAATCCGGGGCAAACATCTCAAGTGTAACAGACAGCAGTCCATAGGCATTGCGTACTGTTTTTGGACTTACTTTTGCGGCCAGGTCTGACACCCATATCTGGATGGCCGTGTTGTCCAACTCTGGGAGCCGTATGGCCCCAAATTTGCCGCTTAAATAGTTCTTGATGATACCTTCATACCCTCTTAAAGTTGACGGGCTTAAAACGCCTTTCTTGACTTCCAGATAGCGCTTGGCGGCTTCATTGATGCTCAAGTCGTTCACAACTGGGGCGGGCTTATCTTTATTTGCTTTCCACTCGGCCGCAGCCAGTTGGGCTAATTTTTTTGATGCTGCTGTGAAGCTCTTATAATGTTTCTTTCCATCCTCATCCGTATAGTCATATACCTGCACCCGGAATTGGCCAGATGGAAGCTGGTTCTTTTTCTTCGGCTTAGCCATAATTATCCTCCTTTAAATTATTTGGGCATAAAAATAACAGCCCTCTTGTGCTGACTGCCCGAAGATGATACAATATAGTTGCGAGTTATATTGTGCACATCTTCGGGCATGATTGATGTGTGGGCCGGCTCCTGTTGGCGCAGGGGCCGGTTTTTTTTTTTTCATGGAGAATATTATCCCCTCCCTATTGATTTTTTCGAACGTATATTCTATAATAAAAACAGAACAAACGTTCTTTTTTCCGTTCATTTCCCACTATATGTCGGTATTCCCTTTCCCTGTGCTGCGTATAGGAGCGGTAAAATTAAATTGTTCCAATAGCAGACAATAGTCTGATAATTGCCAGAATTTACCAGGATAATTTTGCAAATATTTGCCATTGTTACCATAATTTATGCTATACTTAAGGTGCAAACAATACATATTCACTGTTTTGGCTGCTAGGGACAGCCAGAAAGGGAGGCGTATTCCTATGGACTATGAAAACGCAAAATCACAGACAGCATTAGACGAAGGAAAGACACAGCTTGTAGAAATAATTCTTTCTATGTTGTGGAAAGCTGATGTGTCACAGTTGCAGGAAATTAAAACCTTCGTCCAGGTTTACATATCTTAAAATACAAGGGTCGGTGATTACTGGCCCTTTTTCATATTTTCAAGGTACTTTATTGCCACATCTTCCAAAACCTTTTTGCTAGTATCGTCCAGTTGCTCATAAGTAATAATGAAATTCTTTATGGCAGTAGCCATCACGGAATCCTTATCCTTCAATAGCATCGCTGTATATTTCATAAGCTTCTGCTGATCCGTGAGTTGCTCAAACATTTCACCTTCGCCGGTTCGGAGCCAAGCTTCATTCACATTACATTTAGCACATATTAAAGATACAACAGCATCGCTAGGACTTCGCTTACATGTTTCATAACCGGCAATATTATTTCTGGCTATCCCAAGCTTATCAGCAAATTCTTGCTGTGTTAAGTCCAGTTTTTTTCGTATTATCTTTATCCGTTCATTCACTTGTATTTCACCACCTCTCATATGGCCATTATAGTACATAATTGTGGCATAGTCAACAAAAAGTTATTAAGCCACAAAAAAGTATTGACAAATGATATTAAGCCACATATAATAGTGGCATAGAGACATGAGAGCGAGGTGATGGAAGAGATTATACCATATGCGGGGGATAAATACCAGATTTGAAAGTGAGGTGAGAACACAAACATGGTGCTTGTGGATTCCGTACAAGAAATACCAGATTGCGGATACGTAACTATCAGCAATATCTTATCGAGTCATGTGGCAGTTTTATTTGCTGCACCCTCCCACGGGTGGAATAAACTTGAACAATCACAGGAGTGGAAAGCTTTTCAAACTCTTCTTGAGAAATCGCAAGAAGAATATAGCCAGATGCAGAGCTAAGCTGTTGTATATCAACTGGAAAGTTGAGGTTATAAAGGAATTTTCTATCCACAACTTCATCTCCATGTCTCCGAGCATATTCTTCAACACATTTTGGGTACTTGACGGGCGAGAACTCGCGTCCATCAAGAATAAAACCCACAGATGTTACAGCAATCGGAAGCTGTGAACGATTTTCAAATGAACAAGCAAACGTCAACATTTTAAGCGTACGGTTGTAAACAGAGTCGGAAATTTTGATTCTTAGATTTTTTCGTTTAGTCATGAATGAAGAAATAAAAGTAATCAAAGTTCCAATAGCTCCAAAGATTGATAAAGCGAGAGTAATATTTTCTCTTGTGAGTAAGATGGAAATTCCATTGTTAGATACTGGATTCATAACAAACCTCTCTTCTGTATTTAATAACAAGATTATATCATGGGGAGGGGACGATTACCAGATAGAAAGCGAGGTGAGAACATGTATAACATCGAAAGCCAGAAGGAACAGGAAATCAACAGGATGGTAACCATTCTACAGCAGATTGATGTATCTGACATTGAACTACTGACCAGGGACGCCAATACACTACTCATGCGGAAGAAGCGGGAGGAAATGGAGGGTGGTTCACAGAAGACCGGCTAACCCCAGCGCATTGGCAGGAGAATAGGAAGCGAGGTGAGAGGAATGAGCGTAACAGAATTAATCAGAATCGAAAACAGAGGAAGGTCGTCTGAACTTTATGTGGCTGGACTTAGGGTAGGAAGGGGATTGTATGGGCTATCCTTTAACCAGCCAGAGAATGATATGTCGAATCCTAAATTAACGGTAACAATTGATATCAAGGAAACTTTAAAAGCGTTATCCGAAATCCCAACAGAGCAGTTTGAACAGGCGAAAGAGATAATGAAGGACTATCTTTCCGGATATAAAAGAACTGTCACCGATGATGGCAACAGTTCCATGGAGATACTTAGATAAGTTTCTGGGATTTCGCAAAGGCTATTGTGCGGTCAAGGACTTCCACATTGGGTGCGACCGTATTGTGGAAGGTTATGTATCCAGCCCTATCCAACTCAGCATAGAAACAATCATCGTATTCCGTGGAGGATATGTCCTCAACATACATGTCTGCTGAGCCGGTCCGGGCATATGCCTTGCAGATTTCAAGCAATAACTTATCCGCCATGGGATGTAACTTACCCATATATAAAACCACTCCTTCTTTTTCGTACTCGGCGCTGCAACGCCTGTAAGTACAGTATAGGACAGGGGGAGGAAAAAGACAAGACAGTGAGGAGGTGATACTTACGTGAAAACCCCTAAATGGATAATGGAGTTCAAGATAGACCTATATGCCCTGAAGGAATATAAGGGGTGGACGGACGAGGACCTAGGAAAGCAGCTGGGCGTCACATCGCGGACGGTCATGAACATGCGGAAAAATCCATGTTCGGTTAATGGAGGACTTATCCTCAGAGTACAGGACATGCTTAAGGAAGCGGCGGAAAAATATTAAGAGGAGGGACAAGCCAATGACAAAAGTAACTGAGTTAGCCATCCGCGCCAAAGCAGCGGTCCAGTATCCTGGGTGGCGTGTGGATTTTGTGGGGCCGGCCACCATAGCACTGACCCATGTCATGGGCAGGCAGCGGGTGATTGAGGTGCGGCACCGTAGGAGGCGTTGGGACGGCCCAATCATGAGGGCAGCTAAGTGGATTGTGCCGGCGGTCATCCTGATGGGCGGGATGGTGGTGGCAACTGGGTGGATTATGGCCCTGGTGATGGGCGCAATTTGAAGGGAGGTGAGGAAGATGATTAAAGGTGCAAAGAGCATCGCGGAGTACGCAATCCGCAAGTGGCTGCAGTCAGAGGGTTTTGAGATGCGCTATTTTAAATTGACCGTACATAACAACGAGGCCATGATTGTGGATAGTGCCGGCGACACGCTGCGGCTGGTATATGACAACGATACCAAGTCTGTCTATGCCAAGGAGTAGGGAGGTGTCAGGATGTTTGATATATCAAGACGTATAACGGCCCTGGAGTTTGCCCTTGATTACACACCAGGACAAGATGACAACCACAGCCACAGTGTACTGTTGGAGATGTTGGACGAGCTTAGGGCAAAAGAGATGGACCCCAGCGGCGGCAACCGCAAGAGGCCCATGGACAAATAGTTTAGCACATTCTTATTGTAAGGGATTATGGCTGAAAAATCAACCATAAAAGGAGGCACGCCGCATGAGCTATTATATCCGATGCCCTCATTGTGGGGCCTATCTTGACCCGGGGGAGAAATGCTCCTGCAGGGAAGAGAATACAACGGAAACCATGAATATGAAAACGGAGGAAAACGAAGATGGCAAACATGAACATTAATATTACAGGACTCGATACAATCGCACAGGCAATCAATAACCTGGCGCAGGCGTTAGGAAAGGGAGGAATGACTGCTTCCTTTAGTGAATCTACTCCTGCCGGCCCGCAGTCAACGCAGATGGCTGGGAACTATCAGAACCCAGGACCGGCAGCTTCGGGGCCACAGCAGTCAGGTCTTCCTGGAGCTGCTACAGGACAGCCAGGCATGATACAATACCAACAGCCCTTCATGGGCCAGGCCGGACAGGGAGCACTGCCAACGACAGCCACCACGCAATCCTATACCCAGGACCAGATAGCCATTGCGCTGACTGGACTTATCGACCAGGGCAAGCGGGACTATGTGATGCAGATACTGGGACGGTTTGGCGCAATGTCTCTCATGCAGGTGCCGGTTGAACAGTATCCGGAACTTGTGACACAGTTGAGAGGGGCAGGTGCAAACATCTAATGGCAGAAGAGAGGAAACACGCGCTGTTGTCGGCGTCCAGTGCCAAACGATGGATAAACTGCCCGCCATCTGCGAGACTGTCCGAAGCATTTCCGGAATCAACATCTGACTACGCGGAAGAAGGTACGCTGGCTCACGATATCTGTGAGTTGAAGCTGCGGAAATTGTTCATTGAGCCGGGGATGCCAGAAAAGACATTTAAAACTGCACACAATCAATTAAAGAAGCACGGGCAGTATGACCCTGAGATGGAGCGCTATACAGACGAATATGTGGACTACATACAGAAGATAGCCTACAGCTATCCGGTGCCGCCTAAGATTGTGATTGAAAAGGAAGTCCATTATGGGCATGTCGCCCGGGATGGCTACGGCTTCTCTGACTGTATCATTCTGAGCGGTACAGACTGCCATGTGGTGGATTTCAAGTATGGTAAGGGCATTACAGTCAGTGCGGAGGAAAATCCGCAGATGATGCTGTATGCGGTCGGGGCTATTGCTGAGTACGGAATTGTATTTCCTGTAGAACGGGTCATCCTGCATATTGTGCAGCCGCGGACAAAGAACTTCTCCCGATGGGAACTTTCAGCCAGTCAGCTCCAAACCTGGTCAGAGCAGACCGTAAAGCCTGCAGCGGAACTGGCCTGGGAAGGCAAGGGAGATTTTAGGCAGGGCTCCTGGTGTGATGACTGCTTCTGTCCTGCCGCGGGAACCTGCCGGTTCCGGATGGAGGAAAACATGGCGGCCCTGCAGAAACATACGGACCCAATTACAGGGAAGATGATACCCGCAGAGCTCCTGACCAATGGTGAAATTGGCTCTATCCTTCCCTTTCTCGAATTCGCAGCACCCTGGATCAAGAAGGTCCGCGCGGCCGCCCTCGACAAACTGCTGGCGGATGAGGATGTTCCAGGGTGGAAACTGGTGGAGGGCAGGAGCAACCGGGAACTCCCCGACCCAGATAAGGCATATGCCGCGCTGGCGGAGGCCGGATATAAGAAGGCCCTGTTTTACGAGCGGATTCCGGTAACACTGACGGAGGCGGAGAAACGGATCAATAAGGATGACTACAACACAATCCTTATGCCGTTTATTGTGAAACCAAAAGGGAAACCCACGCTTGCACCTAAGGGGGACAAACGTCCGCCATACCAAAAAGACACTACCCCGCAGGAGGATTTCGGTGGGGAGAATCAATATAAGGAGGAAGAAAAAACATGTTAGTTGGAAGATTCAGGGCGAGTTACGCCCATGTGTTTGAGCCATCTACACCGCCAGGTGGTGGGGAGGCCAAGTATCAGATAACCATGCTCATCCCAAAATCCGATGTAAATACATACAATGCCGTTGTGGCGGAAATGAACCGGGCCCTGCAGGAAGGACTACAGAAAACGTTTGGCGGACAGATGCCGGCAAGGCCATCCATGCCCCTGTATGACGGTGACGGGACCAAACAGAACGGAGAGCCATGGGGAGAGGAGTGCCGGGGCCATTGGGTACTGCGTGCATCAAGCAGGACCAGGCCTTCCGTGGTGGATATCAACATCCAGCCAATCCTTGACCCAAATGCATTTTATTCCGCCTGCTATGCCCGGGCGACGGTCAATTTTTATCCTTACAATACAAATGGTAACCGTGGAGTGGGATGCGGACTTAACAACATACAGAAAATTGCCGACGGGGAACCCCTGTCCGGCAGGACGACAGCAGAAGAAGACTTCGGCGGGTCCAATGCGTATGCAGGTTCCGCGGCAGCCCCGAACGGGTATGGGCAGCCTGCGTATCAGCCACCGGCCTATCAGACGCCATCCTACCAGGCGCAGGCTTATCAGCAGCCAGCCGGCGGTTTTGGGGGCGCGCCGGCCAGCCCTCCCGGGATGATGCCTGGATATACGGCGCCGCCCATGGGGTACGCCCCTCCTGCAGGCGGGGCGCCACAGCAGCAGACGATTGACCCGGTGACGGGAAGGCCGCTGCCAGCCGGGGGAGTGATGGGGATTTGAGGACCCTGAGTATTGACATAGAAACATATAGCAGTGTAGATATCCGGAAATCAGGACTGTACAAATATGTACAGTCCCCTGATTTTGAAATCCTTCTGTTTGCCTATGCTTATGACGATAATCCGGTACAGGTTGTAGACCTGGCACAGGGGGAGAAAATCCCGTATTTCACGGTCATGGATCTGCACAGGCCCGAAGTCATGAAGACGGCATTCAATGCGGCATTTGAATATTACTGCCTCAGCAAGTTCTTTGAGACACACCTGGAGCAATGGCAATGCACCATGGTCCATGCCTGGTACTGCGGATATGCAGGAGGGCTGGAGGCCATCGGCAGAGCCATGGAATTTCCCGAAGACAAGCGGAAACTGTCCACAGGCAAGTCCCTGATTAAATATTTCTGTACCCCATGCGCCCGTACGAAACGGAACGGTGGGCGTACCAGGAATCTACCGGAACATGCCCCGGATAAGTGGAAGCTGTTTAAGGAATACTGTGGCCAGGATGTGGTGACCGAACGGGAAATCAAGAACCGGCTGGCGGAATATCCCGTGCCTGCATTTGAGCATCAGTTATGGGTGATTGACCAGGCCATTAACATTGGCGGGGTGGCCATCGATACGGTACTGATAGACGGAGCGTTGGCTGTCAGTGCCCAAATGACGGAGGAGCTCACGGAAAAGGCCCGGGATATCACAGGGCTGGAGAATCCGAACAGCGTAGCCCAGCTCAAGCAATGGGTGATAGACAATGCGGACGTGGAGATAGAGAGCCTGAACAAGCAGACGGTTGCAGACCTCCTGGCCCAGGAGTCCGGAACCGATGATGTACAGGCAATGCTCCGGATACGCCAGGAGATGGCAAAGACCTCTGTAAAGAAGTACCAGGCCATGCAGGACGCGCTGTGTGATGACGGCCGGGTGCGCGGGCTCCTGCAGTTCTATGGGGCCTGCCGTACAGGGAGATGGGCCGGAAGGCTTGTGCAGGTGCAGAACCTGCCACGAAACTATATTGACAGCCTGGATACGGCCAGGGAGCTTGTGCAGAAACAAAAAATAGATGCCCTCCGGATTATATACGGGAATGTGCCTGACACGCTTTCACAGCTCATCCGGACGGCATTTATACCTGGAGACGGATACACCTTCGCCGTGGCTGATTTCTCGGCCATAGAGGCGCGTGTGATTGCCTGGCTGGCGGGAGAGGAATGGCGATTGGATGTGTTCCGGACACACGGGAAGATTTATGAAGCCTCGGCCAGTACCATGTTCGGGGTACCGATAGAGAAAATAAAGAAAGGGAACCCGGAATACGCCCTGCGTAGTAAGGGAAAGGTCGCTGAGCTGGCCTTGGGATACCAGGGAGCCGCCGGAGCACTTATCCAGATGGGCGCCCTGCGGATGGGCCTTCATGAGGAAGAACTGCCGGACATCGTACAGAGATGGCGGGCATCAAACAAACGGATTGTGGACCTGTGGTACAGCATAGAGCGGCACGCGGCGGAATGCGTGGAATATGGTGTGATATCATCCCTGCCGAACGGCATTTCCTTCTCAAGGGACGCAGACCGGATGATGATCACTCTGCCGAGCGGCCGTAAGCTGTTCTACCTTAAACCCCGGATGATTCCGGACGAGAGGAATTACAAGCGGATATATTTCATGGGGCAGAATCAAAAGAGCCATAAATGGGATTTGCTCCCGACCTACGGCGGCAAGCTCACGGAGAATATCGTACAGGCCGTGGCAAGAGACTGCCTGGCCAACGCCATGGTGAACCTGCATACGGCAGGATACCGGATTAACTTCCACATCCATGACGAGGTGATACTGGAAATTCCCAAGGGCGGCAGGCAGAGTCTGGAGGAGGCAATAAGCCTCATGTGCAGGCCTCCGGCATGGGCTGAGGGGCTTCCTCTGAATGCGGATGGATTCACGGGAGATTATTACAAAAAGGAGTAGGCTTATGTTCGTGAATGACAGGAAAGTCAGAATATCAGTAGGTACGAGCAGGAAAGCCACGTCATGGCACCGGCAGGAGCTCCTGTGGTCGGACTTCGTCCAACGGATATCCAGGCCGGAACGCACGGGTGAAACCTTTGCGGAGTATAAAGGGCTTACGAAGGCGCGTCAGGATGAATTAAAGGATGTCGGAGGCTTTGTCGGCGGGGAACTGAACGGGGAGGCCCGCAGGAATGAGAACGCCGGTGACAGGCACCTGGTGACACTGGATGCGGACAACATCATCCCGGGAGGGACACAGGCGGTTCTGAATGCCGTGGAGGCACTGGGGTGTTCCTATGCCGTATATTCCACAAGGAAACATGAGGGCGCGGCCCCCAGGCTGCGCATCATCCTTCCATTGGACGTGGCATGCACGGCCGATGAATATGAGCCTATAGCCCGGAAGGTGGCGGCTTTCCTGGGGATACAGATATTTGACCCTACCACGTTTGAGCCGGTCCGGCTCATGTACTGGCCAAGCTGCAGCGCGGACAGCGAGTATGTATTTCTTTATGGGGATAAGCCATTCCTGTCAAAGGACGGGGTTCTAAGGCTCTACCAAAACTGGCGCAACGTGGCAGAATGGCCTGAGGTACCGGGGGCCGCAAAGCTCCGCGACCGGTCGGCAAAGAAACAGGGTAACCCGCTGGAAAAGCAGGGGGTGGTAGGCGCGTTCTGCCGGGCATACGATGTGACGGAAGCCATAGCACAGTTTATACCGGATGCGTATATCCCCTGCGGGGAGGGCCGGTATACATACAGCGAGGGCTCGACCATGGGTGGTGCCGTATTATATGAGGACGGCAATTTCCTGTACAGCCACCATGCGACCGACCCGGCCAGCGGTAAACTCTGTAATGCGTTCGACCTGGTCCGCCTCCATAAATTCAACGAGGAGGATTATGACGCGAAACCGGAAACCCCAGTGACACAGCTGCCATCATTTAAGGCCATGTGTGAGTTTGCCCTGCAGCAGGAGCCGGTATCCAAGGCAATGGCCCTGGAGCGGTACAGGAAGGCTCAGGAGGACTTTTCACAGCCTGACCAGGGGGAGACAGAGGTAGTCCCGGATTTTGAGTGGATGGGAGAGCTTAAGTGCAGCTCACGGACAGGACAGCCCCTCAATACCATCGACAATGTCCTCATTATACTGAACCATGACCCAAAACTGAACGGGCGGTTCTGGCATGATGAGTTCGCAAACAGGGCGGTTGTTGGACAGGCTATGCCTTGGGAGGCACCAAAGGACAATTACAAGCCAAGGGCCTGGGCGGACGAGGATGACTCAGGGCTCAGGCATTATATAGAGAAAGTATACGGGATAACTGGGAAAGAGAAGATATATGATGCAATGGCTGTATATGCGACAAACCATAAGCAGCATAAGATAAGGGAATATCTGACTGGGCTGGTCTGGGATGGTATTCCGCGTATTGATACCCTGCTGATTGATTATTTTGGGGCGGAGGACAGTACCTATACAAGGCAGGCTATGCGCAAGACATTGGCAGCAGCCGTGGCCAGGGCCATGGTCCCAGGAATTAAGTTTGACAGCATGCTGATACTGTCAGGAGCCCAGGGGGTAGGAAAGAGTACCTTCTTCCGCTTCCTGGGAAGGGACTGGTATTCTGACAGCCTGGCAACGTTTGAGGGCAAGGACGCCGCGGAGCTCATACAAGGATATTGGATTATAGAAGCCGGGGAACTGGCAGGCATGAATAAATCAGAAATGAACACAGTCAAACAGTTCATGAGCAAAACAGAGGATGTCTACAGGGAGCCATACGGAAGGCGGACGAAGCCATTTCCGCGTTCCTGTATTATTGTAGGAACAACCAATGACAAAGAGTTTTTGAAGGACCAGACAGGCAACAGACGGTTCTGGCCGATTGACCTTGGAAAAATCCCCAGCAGAAAAAACGTGTTTGGGCAGCTTCCAGGTGAGGTGGACCAGATTTGGGCGGAGGCATTTATGAGATGGCAGTGCGGCGAGAAGCTGTTTTTGGAGGGGGCCGTGGCGGAGGAAGCGGTACGCCAGCAGGAGGAACATAAGGAGAGCAATCCTAAGGAGGGTATCATCCGGGAGTTCCTGGGCAGGAAGATACCGGTAGACTGGAGCCGGAAGGACCTGGCAGCCAGGAGAGAGTTCTGGAACTTTGCGGGGCGGGATTATGATGAGAACCTGCTTTTGCCGCGTGACAGGGTGTGCGCAGCAGAGATATGGTGTGAATGCTTTTATGGGGATTTGAAGATGATGAAGAAGTCGGATGCCCATGAAATCAACAGCATACTATCCGGTCTGTCTGGATGGGAACGGAGCTCCGGAGCCATTCCATTCGGCCCATACTATGGAAAACAGAGGGGATATGTCTTAAGCCAGGAGGCAAGATTAGATTGTTGCCCGGCAACATTCCAAAAATTGTAAAAGGCAACAACGGGAACAGGATGCAACAATCCAATGTTGCTGTAAAAACCCTTGATTTTCAAGGCTTAAGCCCTTAAGCAACAGTAGCAACATTCTTATATATAAAAATATAAAATAAAGGGTAATGTATATATAATACCCCTGCGCCCGCATACGTGTATATATATATAGAATGCTGTAGCCCGTTGTTGCCAAGGGATAAAGAGGAGGCGTCAAAATGCTAGAAAAAGAGCTAGAAAAGAAATTCACGGAAGCAGTCAAGAAGTGTGGTGGTATCGCATTCAAGTTTGTCTCCCCCGGTAATGTCGGCGTGCCGGACAGGCTGGTGGTACTCCCCGGAGGCCGGATTGGGTTCGTGGAGCTTAAACAGGAGGGGAAGAAAGCGACAGTACTGCAGAGTAAAAGGATACATGCCCTAAGGGAACTGGGGTGCGCAGCTTGTGTGCTTGACCGGGAGCCAGATATAGGCAGGGCAATCATGTACATAGCGTCAGATGCGGGAAAGGATCCGGCCTGGCTGGACTGGAAACTGAAAGAATTCCTTGAGGAATCGAGAAAGCGGGAGCAGCCATGAAGTTTGTACCGCACGATTACCAGAGATACTGCATCAACCGTATGATAACGGACCCTGCCCTGGGGCTGTTTCTGGACATGGGCCTTGGGAAGACCGTGATTACCCTGACCGCGGTCAATGACCTTCGGTATAACCGTTTTGAGGTCGGGAAGTCGTTGGTAATAGCACCCAAGAAAGTGGCGGAGGATACCTGGACCCGAGAGGCCGGGAAATGGGACCATCTGAAACTGCTTCGGATTATCCCCGTGCTTGGCAGCAGAGAAAAGCGGATAAAGGCCCTTAATACCCCGGGAGATGTGTATGTGCTGAGCCGGGATAACGTGCAATGGCTTGTGGACCATTACCGCAACGCCTGGCCGTTTGATACGGTAATCATAGATGAGCTGTCCAGTTTCAAGAACCCGCAGGCCAAGCGTTTCAAGAGCCTGTGCCTGGTGAGGAACCATATACGCCGGATTTATGGGCTAACCGGTACACCGGCGCCAAACGGCCTTCTGGACCTGTGGTCCCAGATTTATTTACTTGATCAAGGGGAGCGATTAGGACAGCGGATAGGGCAGTATCGGGAAGAATATTTCTCGCCGGCATCCAGGAACCGGGACACTATTTTTTCTTATGCGCCGCTTCCAGGGGCAGACCGGGTTATCCAGCAGCGGATATCCGACATCTGCATCAGCCTGCAGGCAAAGGATTACCTGCAGCTTCCCGAGCGTATTGATAATGCTATTCATGTGCGCCTTAATCCCAGGGAACAGGCGGCGTATGAGAAGTTTGAGAGAGAGATGTTTTTGGAGGTGGACGAGGCCACGTTGGATGCCGGATCCGCCGCGGTCCTCTCGGGAAAACTCCTACAATTCTGTAATGGCGCAGTATATGACGGTGACAAGAATGCAGTGGAGGTCCATGGTGAGAAGCTGGAGGCATTCAAGGAGATTGTGGAAGGCAGCCAGGGGAAACCGATACTGGTATTCTACAACTTCCAGCATGACAAGTCCCGTATCATCAAGTGCCTTCCGAAGGGACTTAGGGTAGCGGAACTTAAGGGCCCGGGCGTAATCAGCCAGTGGAATGAGCGGAAGATAGATGTACTCCTGGCGCATCCGGCAAGTGCCGCTTACGGACTCAATCTCCAGGCGGGTGGAAACATCATAGTATGGTTTGGCCTTAATTGGTCCCTGGAACTGTATCAACAGGCAAATGCCAGGCTGCACAGGCAGGGACAGACGGATAATGTTATCATACACCATTTGATTGTATCCGGATGCATGGATGAGGATGTCATGGCAGCCCTGCAGAATAAGCAGGTTACCCAGGATTCATTGCTTACGGCCCTTAAAGCCCGAATAAGCAGAGTGAAAGGGGAAATGTGATGGAGGAAGTTAAGAAAACAGGATTGACCTTTATAGATACCAGGCGGCTGGCCAATATAGCCTACAAGGATATCAAAAATGGTTTTGTAGGCTTCGGTTATTACCTGAAAATCATCCGGGATGAAAAGCTGTGGCAGGGACAAGGTTACGACAGCTTTAACGAGTTTTTGGGTGGTAAGTGGAACAGACATGAGACGTATGACCGGTATCCGGACAGTGAAACGGAATTAGTTGAGTTTCTGAAGGAGATCCAGAAATGTTCAGATGCCGGAGCCATATCAACAAGAAGATTAATGAGGAATATATAATGACGAAAATAATGTTGACAGATACAAACCAGACCATACGGGTACAGTTATGGACCAACGGAGCATGGAGGAAAAATCTTCGTGGCCAGGCCATTGGAAGCTATGAAGGGACTGTTGGCGTGTTACTGGATTGTGGTGAGTACGTGGATGTGCCAGAGGAACGGTTAAGAATAGTATTATAAATTGTGGACATTGGTGAAAACAGTAGCAATATAGGCTATATGCAAGTAGTCATGTAAATCCACAAAACTGACAAATTAACATTTTTGGAGGTAAAAGACATGGAAGGTAAGGAAGATGTATTAAAATCTCTGGAAAGTCTTATGGAAAGAATTGATAACGGAGATATTGAAGTATTTGCTCATCATAAGGCAGCCCTTAAAGAAGTAATCAAAGACTATCATATCAATAAAACACCGATGACAGCTTATTTTGGTTTGGAAGATTGGTTATATAAAGAGGATGACAAGTCCATTGAAATTAAGTCTGCAATGATTTGGGGCGGTTTATGGGTGGTTAGTAAAATGGGGTGTATCAGTTGGGATGAAATGCGGAAATTATACGGCGAGTTTATGAGCAAACAAATGAATTTACGGTAATCAGCAAAATTGATATTTACACGGAGGAAGAGGATGCCTGAACATGGTTTTTTTAATATGGATTGCATGGTAGGGATGGGGAGATATCCAGATAAAGATTTTATTGCAGAAGTTGTAAATAAAATTTAGAAGGGAGTAAAGAGGTTTGCGGCCGCAATAAATCCGGATTTACTCCAACCAGTCATGGAAAAGAGAGAATTAACCACGGAAGAATGGAAAGCAGAGAAAAGAAAGAAGAAAGCCCAGATGGTAGCCATGCAGGCCTTACCCTATGAGGTGAAGATAAAGCGGGCAGAACTACGGGCCAGAGAATACATAGAGAAACTGGATGATATGGAGCTGAACGCCCATGTGAGTGTAGGAGGGCTGGATAGTATAGTGCTATTGGTGTTCTTACACAGCATCGGGATTCATGTACCGGCCATATCAGTATCATCATTGGAAGATAAAAGCATTCAGAGAGTACACAAGGCCCTGGGAGTGGAAATTGTAAAGCCAGGAAAGTCAAAGGTGGAAATCTTAAATGAGTTTGGCTTTCCAGTAATCAGTAAAAGGATTGCGGGAAAGATTGATACATTGCAGCATCCTACGGAAAAGAATAAAACGGTACGTCATGCAATCATAACCGGAGAATGTGGTGCCCAGGGACATTATGCTAAGAACAGTCGAATGAAACTTCCGCAGAAGTGGTTAGAGCTATTTGCTGGATATGAAAATGAAAACGAAGGTGTGAACTACAGAATTGCGCCATTCAAGGTCAGCAACAAGTGTTGTCTGTATATGAAGGAGCAACCCTGCGACAGGTGGGCAAAGGAACATAGTAGTTGTCCGTTTCTGGGACTAATGGCCAGCGAGGGAGGTCAGAGGGAGGAGGCACTGACAGACCATGGATGCAACTATTTTGGTAAGACAGTTATTCGTAGCGCACCATTCACGCCATTTTTGCGGCAGGACATATTAATGCTGGCGATAGAGATGGATAAATGGTATCACGAGCACATCGATGTTTTTGAGAAGGCATTTCATGAACAGCCATACGGACGAAATCCGGATGGTAGCCTAAAGGAATATGAGCCGCTGGAGACCATTATTCCAGGAATATATGGAACCATAGAGAGAAAACCCGATGGAACCCTGTACACCACAGGGGCGCAGCGGACCGGGTGCAGTATGTGTGGATTTGGCGTACACATGGAGACGCGACCACATCGGTTTGACCGGCTCCGGGTACGAAACCCGAAAGAGTGGGAGTTTTGGATGTATCGCTGCTGTACGGACCCAGAGACTGGAGAGAAATTTGGCTGGGGCCGGGTACTGGATTACATCGGCGTTGAGTGGGAGAATGTACCGGATGGAGTAGACTTGCCTGGGCAGATGGATTTTTTTACAGGCGGGTTTATTTCACAAGATTAAAATTTAGGAGGGGTGAATATTGAAAAGAATTTTAGATGCATGTTGCGGAAGTAAGATGTTCTGGTTTGAAAAAGATAACCCGGATGTAGAATTTTGCGATATACGGGAAATGGATAGGACTGAATATTATCCGGGGAGATACATTGAAATCAATCCTGACACGGTATGTGATTTCACAGATTTACCTTTTCAGGATAGCAGCTTTTATCTGGTGGTATATGACCCGCCACACCTGGAATATGCTGGTGACCAGTCAATCATGGCTTTAAAGTACGGGAAGCTAAGGGGAGACTGGAAAGCAATGTTGAGTAAAGGTTTTGAGGAGTGTATGAGAGTATTGAAACCAAACGGTATTTTGATTTTCAAGTGGAGCGAGATACAGTTCCCGTTGAGTGTAATCCTTCCTCTTTTTAGCCAGAAGCCACTATTCGGGAATCGCTGTCGAAAGAGAGGAAATAAAACACATTGGTTATGCTTTATGAAAGATAACTAAATTAACATTTGGAGGAGAAATGAACAATGGTAAAAATCCAAAAATGTAAAAGACATGGAGTCTGTAATGATTGCGGCAGACAGCAGTCGAATGATACGGAAATCTGGGAAATCAAAGCATCGCCAATTGGGCAAGGATGGACAACAATAATGCTTTGCAGAGACTGTATGTTGTCATTACATACGGCAATAGCGGCCACTCAGATAAACTGACATTTTCGGAAAGAAGGTAATGCATGGATTTTTATAACTGTCCTTATGTTGTAGTTATCCCATTTCGTAGCGGGAACGAGTATGACGAGGATTACGGATGTGAGGCAACTGGGAAAAGTTGTCAATGTTGCCAGTGTAAATTAACACCAGTAGAATGCGAACAGTTATTCAGAAACAGGAAATTAACATTTTTCGGGAGAACCGGGAAAGGAGCCGAAATGAAGTATAGATGTATAGAGCCATTCGCTGTGGATTGCTACGATGACAGAGGAATGCCAACTGAAGGACGTGTCGAAATAGTTTGTGGAAGTATCTGGGAACGTGATGATGAGACAGATATCATAGGAGCCGGAGTACATCTTGATAACGTAGAAACAATGGAATGGCTGGAAATACCAGAAAGGGAATTAGAAGAATATTTTGAACCATTAAACTGATATTTGTGATACGAAAGGAGAAACAGAAGATGTACAAGGAGTGTATTAAAAAAGTACTGGAATGGTACAGCTTTGGCGTCATCGTAGGGGTGGGATTTTATATAGGATTAACCTTTGCAGTACAGGTCCTAAAAGTGGTAACGGACGTAATGAGGCAGTGGTGTCTATGAAAAATAGAGGTAGCAAGCAGTCCAAGGTCAGCCGCATCGACCGTAACAAGGCCCTGGCCGCCCAAGCGGACGAGGCAATCAAGGAGCGCATCCGGACGGCGCCGGCCTACATGTACACCAGCCTGTGCCCGGTTCCGGGACTGCGCAGGCTGCCGAAGGGAGTGATACGGTATTATGAGACAGTGCTACATAGACAACGGGCGCCGCGGGTGTGATGGCCAGAGGACGAACAAGGGCAGGATACGGTACGGGTGCCGGGCGTGCCCGTACCTGGATGCGGGAGGAGGTGATACCGGTGAAACAGACGGAAGCATTGGAGGAAGTGGCCAGGCTGGCCGCAAGGGAAGCCCTTAAGGAGCATGAGATGCAACTCCGGAGGGAAAAGAGAATAAAGGTATTCCAGAACACCAAGAAGCTGATGGAGAATTATAACCGCATCTGTCAGAGCGTGGAGGAGGGAGTGGCAGAACTGTCCGACATGGATAATGGCGATGAACTGGAGGAGTTCACAGAGGAAGATATCTTTATCAACAGTATCCTCAAGAGCAAGCTCCGGAGTATTGTCATGATAGGACACATAGACAAGTGCTTGAAGCTCCTGGAGGATGAGGAGTGTCGGAAGAATACGCATGAGAAGTATCTGGCATTCAAGTATTTCTATCTGGATGGGATGACATACGAAAGTATTGCAGAGATTTACGGATATGGGGAGCGGACAGCCAGGCGGTGGATAACGGAACTTACGGGGATTCTTAGTGTATATCTCTTTGGGGCTGATGCCCTCATGCTGGATTAGATACTTGACAGGAGCGTGTCAAAATCGTGTCCTTGTCATGTCCGTTTGGATGATTTATAATTGTAATATGCAGAATTGGATGAAGCGGAAAGCTGATTGATTTTGCACCCTCCCCCACAAATAGCGGCCGCCAGGTGTTACAGCCTGGTGGCTGACTAGAAGCTGACATTCTCCTGCCTCTTCATAGCTTCGCAAATCGGATAGAGGGCAGCTCCCAGTTGATACCATACTGGTGCAAGGTATCCGTAAGCCAACCGCGGCGTGAGTTGGAGCATACCGGTGACGAGCCGGTATTGATGCGAGGTAGAGCAGTCTGGCAGCTCGCCGGGCCCATAACCCGGAGGTCGCAGGTTCAAATCCTGCCCCCGCTATTCGGACAGATACATTTGACATTGATTTTCCCCTTAAGGGCCTCCGCCGAGATGTGGAGGCTTTTCTATGCTTAAAACAGCCAGATAGGAAGGTGAGGTGTTTGGGATATGAAGACATAAAAGACAAAGGGTTTGACAAACGAACCACAGGCGAACTACTGGAAATTGCATCGAAAGGCGGCAAGGCATCCGGCGAGGCCCGGAGGCGAAAGGCAGACTTCCGGCGCACCCTTAACATGCTTCTGACAGCAGAGATTGACAACCCGGAGTGGACGCCGGTCCTTGAAGCTCTGGGGCTTGACAGCACCCTGGAAAGTGCCGTGAATGCTGCCGTGATTAAAAAGGCACTGGCAGGCAATGTGAGGGCCTATGAGGCCATCCGTGACACCCTGGGGCAGACACTTAAGTCCGACCTGGATATTGAGGAGCAGTTGGCTAAGATAGTCCATCTGAGGGCTCAGGCTGAGGCATTACAACCAGATACAGATAATGACCAACCGGTCAAATACACGGGCATCCCATCCAATATGGTGGCCCCGGTATTTTCTCCGGTTGTTTTTGATATACAGGAACATGGGCACACAGAATACGTGTTCCCTGGTGGTCGAGGTTCCACAAAGTCATCTTTTATATCACTGGAAGTCATTGACCTCATCATGAAGAATGACCAGATGCATGCCGTTGTCATGCGTCAAGTGGCAGACACCATGCGCAGTTCTGTGTACCAGCAGATTCTATGGGCGATTGAAGCCCTGGAGCTGTCAGAGGAGTTCCATGCAACCGTCAGCCCGATGGAGATAACCCGAATCAGTACGGGACAGAAAATATACTTCCGTGGTGCTGATGACCCTGGCAAGGTCAAATCCATCAAGGTCCCCTTCGGATACATCGGCATTCTCTGGCTGGAAGAGTTGGACCAGTTCACAGGGCCTGAGTCAGTCCGTAAGATTGAGCAGTCCGTCATTCGTGGCGGTGATGTTGCCTATATCTTCAAGTCATTCAACCCTCCTAAGACGGCCAGTAACTGGGCAAACAAGTACATCAAGGTGCCAAAGGCATCTAGGTTGGTGACGGAAAGCACTTATCTGGGCGTGCCGCTTAAATGGTTGGGCAAGCCGTTTCTGGAAGAAGCGGAATTTTTAAAAGAGACTAATCCAGAAGCTTACGATAATGAATACATGGGCGTGGCCAACGGAAGCGGTGGCAGCGTATTTGATAACGTGACAATCCGGGAGATAACCGATGATGAGATATCGCAGTTTGACCATATCCTGAACGGTGTGGACTGGGGCTGGTACCCAGATTTGTATGCTTTTGTACGCACGCATTATGATCCAGCACGGCATACACTCTATGTCTGGCAGGAATACACCTGCAATAAGCAGAGCAACCGGCAGACAGCGGATAAGCTTATAGAGCTGGGTATCACCGGTAATGACCTGATTACATGTGACAGTGCGGAGGACAAATCCGTGGGTGATTACCGGGCTTATGGATTACTGGCACGAGGAGCAGATAAGGGTCCTGGGAGTCGAGAGTATTCCTTCAAGTGGCTTCAGTCTTTACGGGAGATTGTCATTGATAACGTTCGGTGCCCGGTGGCGGCCCAAGAGTTCATGGATTATGAGTATGATCGAGATAAAGACGGCAATGTGATCAGCGGATATCCGGATGGAAAAGACCACTGTATTGACGCTACAAGGTATGCGACTAATCGGATCTGGAAAAAGAAAGGCCAGTAAGGCAGGTGATAGATTGTTTGGAAGGATTTTGAATGCAGTAAGAGGGGTGATAAGGAAGATGTTCCCAGCAAAGACACTGAAACAGGTGATAGGCCAGGATGTTGCGATATCGCAACGAATGATAGAAAAGATTGAACTGTGGGGAGCTATGTACCGGGGCCAGGCACCCTGGGTGGATGACCAGATAGATTCCTTACAGATTGAGCAGGGCATCTGCCGGGAGTTCGCCAATGTCTGCCTGAACGAGATGGAGTCCAGTATCTCAAACGAGCAGCTGGATAAGATATACCAGTCAGCCATCCGGAATCTCAATGAGAACCTGCAGTCTGGGCTTGGCCTGGGCTCCTTCTGCATCAAACCGCTGGGAGGGAACGCAGTTGAATACATCACAGCTGACCGGTTCGTGCCAATTGCTTTCGATGCCAAGGACCGGCTGACCAGCGTGGTATTTATTCAGGTAAAGCAGATAGGAGAGGACAATTTCTATCTTCGGTTTGAATTCCACGAATGGAGCCAGGACCTGACCCTACGCATCCAGAACAAGGCATATCACACATCTAATATCAGCAGCATAGGCAGCCCTGTGGAACTGGCCGTAGTAGATGAATGGTCAACTCTTCCGGAGGATGTCACATACCTGGGCGTGGAACGGCCGGACTTTGGATATTATCGTAATCCCATCAAGAATGAGATAGATGGTTCTTCTTGCGGGGTATCCATCTATGATTCAGCCATTAGCCTGATTAAAAAGACGGATATGCAGTTTGGACGCCTTGACTGGGAGTTTGAAAGTGGGGAGAGGGCGGTGCATGTGGATACAACAGCATTGCAGGTAGCGCCGACAGTGGATGGCAAGGGGAGGACTAAGTATGTACTGCCTAAGCTTAATAAGCGCCTGTACCGCGGACTGAATCTCAGCAAGTCCAATGGAGAGGAGTTGTATCAGGAATACAGTCCGGAGTTTCGGGATGGGAGCCTTATCAATGGCCTGAATGCCTACCTGAGGCGGATTGAGTTCAATACAAGCCTGTCATATGGTGACCTTTCAGACGTCAATGAGGTGGATAAAACGGCTACAGAGGTCAAGATTGCTAAAAAACGCAAGTACAACATGGTCAAAGCCATACAAGTCAATCTGGAGGACTGCCTGGAGGACCTGGTGTATGCCCTGGCCTTCTACAATGCCCTCACACAGTCCGGATATGAGTTCCTGTGTACCTTCAAGGACAGCATACTGGTTGATGAGGAAGAGGAACGGCAACAGGACAGGCAGGACCTGGCAGCAGGAATCATGAGGCCGGAAGAGTACAGGGCCAAGTGGTACGGCGAAACCCTGGAGGAGGCAGCCAAGAACCTGCCGGAACCAGTATTGACGGAGGAGTGATATCATGACGCCTGAGGAACTGGAGAAGCTGCCCAAACCGTTGGAACGTACCATGACAGCACTGGAGTTATCCATCATGGACGAAATCATACAGCGTATCAAGGAAGCTGTGCAGGTTACGCCGGTCATTGACTGGCTGCTGGTCAGGATGGATGCCATAGGGGCAAGCCGGATTCGGATTAAGCAGCTGATTAGTAAGGCTTTGGAAAAGACTGACCTGCAGGTGGATGATATCTATGAGCAGGCAGCCAGGTCTGATTACATACGCAACAAAGAGATTTACGAGGCTGCTGGCAAGGACTACCAGCCCTATGAGGATAACCAATGGCTCCAGCAGGTTGTGGACGCTGCCAGGAGACAGACCAAGGAGAGTCTACGGCCACTGGAAAACATCACCCAGACCACGGGCTTCAACGTCCCGATGGGCGGCAGGAAGGTATTCACGCCATTGTCTGAGTACCTGGAGCGCAGCCTAGACAAGGCCATGCTGGGGATTACCACCGGCACCAGGACGTACAGTCAGGCCATCGGCGAGGTGATTGACGAGATGACGGCCAGCGGCATCCGGACTGTGGATTATGCATCCGGGAAGTCAGACCGCATAGAGGTGGCCGCAAGACGTGCTGTGATGACCGGTGTGGCCCAGATGACCAAACAGGTCAGCGACAAGAACGCCGAGGAGCTGGGGACGGACCATTGGGAGGTGGACTGGCACATGGGCGCCAGGAACACAGGTACTGGGTACCTTAATCATCAGAGCTGGCAAGGCAAGGTATACAGTTCTGAGGAGATGCGGACTATCTGTGGCGAGGGTGAGATGCTGGGATTCGCTGGGATTAACTGCTATCATATCAAGTTTCCTTTCCTTCTTGGAATCAGCAAGCGCAAGCACACGGATGAGTGGCTGGCGGAGCAGAACAAGCGGGAAAATGAGAAAAAGGTATACAGAGGCCGGGAATATGATACCTACGGTGCGTTACAGCATCAGCGCCGCCTGGAGCGTACCATCCGGAAACAAAAGCAGGATGTAGAGTTACTGGAGAAGGCAGGAGCTGATAAGGAAGATATCACGGCTGCCAAGTGCCGGCTACGACTGACCAACAAGGCCTACGTGAACTTTTCCAAGGAAATGGGGCTGCGGCAGCAACGGGAGAGATTAAAGATACCAGCAAATCCTAGTTCAGATACAGCGCTTTCGTCAATCACAACAAGACATGGGGAATATAATGACCAGGCGGAATTTAAAATTAAGATTGACGGCGTTTCCGAAGAAATTATATCAAAAGTGTCAGATGCATGTAGGCAATCCATAAAACTGGGAGCGGAGGACGGAAACGAGCATGGGTTTACTGTCAATATACAATCCGGAGAGGTACGGTATTACACCAGCGGAACAGCAGGGGAAATATTTGGGAAAGACTTTTTTGATTATTTGAGAAGTCAGCCGGACAACAGTGTGATATCTGTGCATAATCACGCTGACAATAGGGGGTTCTCATATAGTGACATCAATACATTTGTCACCGAAAAGGCACTTTTTGGAAATGTTGCTGCAGGCCATAACGGAACGGCATATTATGTTGAGAACAATATCAGGAAATTCGAAACAGGAAGTGCATTCACGGATGCGGATTTGTTTGATGATATCATGTCTGCATTGCGGACTGAGATGAAAAGTGGTAAAATCGAAACGTACCAATTTGCCGCGTTAAAAGAGGAGCGTTGTTGTAAAAGGATGGCGGAGCTTTATTTTGAGAAGTATGAGGTGATTAAAGGATGAGTATACCATCATGGTGTAGGGAATGTCCATTTTACTATCCAGGGATGACAGTAGAGGATTATTTATATCTACAGTATTGTATGAGAATAAACGGAACATCGGATGCCGCCATTCAAATCCAAAGGGGTGAAATAAGACTTCCTCGAATCGAACAAAGGACAAAGGAAGATGTTTTTGCAGTTTTCCATGGGGATGTAGGTTATGTGTTTAATAAAAATACAATGATTTGATACCACCAGTCAATAAGGCCGGTGGTATTTTATTGTTGCGATATCGCAACAGAAAGAGAGGATTATATGATTATTACAGGAATGAGGCATTTTGAAAATGTATGTCAGAAAAAGTTAGTTGAATGGTATCACAAGAATAGACCGGAGGTTGAAATTGATTTAGGAGATGTATTTACAGTGTGGTCTTGTAAGACATTACAGAATTACAAGTGCCTTGCATCGACAACTATTGCCGGTGATGGTATTTACGCAGAGTATACGTTTAATGGGGACAGACAGGAATTATACGAAGATGTGTACAAGAAACTGACAAATATTTGCCATAAAGAGGAATAAGCACGCAGGATTATCCTGGGTGCTACTTTTATATCCAAAATTGCCCGGCACGGCGTAAAACTACCACCACAAGGGATGCGACCCCGTAGAAAGCAGAACGTAGTGAGAAAGGAGCAGTATGAAACGTAAATTTTTAGAGGACATGGGCCTGACCAAGGAACAGGTGGACAGTATCATGGCTGAAAATGACAGTGATGTTGAGGCAGCCAAGGGAGAATTGGAGCAGACTAAAGCAGAACTGGAACAGACTAAAACACAGCTCCAGGAAGCCAACACCACAATTGACGGCTTCAAGGATTATGACCAGGTGAAAGGGCAGGTCGAGGAGTACAAGACAAAATATGAGCAGTCCAAAACAGAGTATGAGGCAAGGATTGCTGACATGCAGTTCGGCACATCCTTGGAGGCTGCCATTACTGCGGCTGGTGGACGTAATGCAAAAGCCATCAAGGCCCTGTTGGATGTCGATACCCTTAAGGCATCCAAGGACCAGACTGCGGATATCAAAGCAGCTATTGAGGCGTGCCAGAAAGAGAATGGGTATCTTTTTGGTGCCACAGAACCCATCAACAATCCGGTAGCATCCACAGGCGGTGTAGGGGTAGGCTGGGGTGACTCTAACACGGCCGCGCTCCGGGCGGCCATGGGGCTTCCGGCGGAAGAGAAAAAATAAGAGAGAGGTAAGAGATTATGCCAAACAATATTGTATTAGCAAAGAATTATACGGCGCTCCTGGATGAGGTATACAGGCTGGCATCCGTGACAGCAGACCTCATCAGCGATGCGTCAATGATGCGCGCCGGTGCCAATGCGAATGAAATCCTGTATCCACAGATTGAGGTATCCGGTCTTGGTGATTACAGCAGGAACAGCGGGTATACGGACGGGACCGTAAATGTGGTATGGAAGACCACCACCTTCAATTATGACCGTGGTACAAGAATCATGGTCGATACCATGGATGACCAGGAGACATTCAACATTGCATTCGGCATGGCCGGAAGCACCCTGCAGCGTGAGAAGGTTGCCCCAGAGGCTGATGCCTTCACTTTTGCCACCCTTGCAGGAATTGAGGGAATCTCAAAGGCTGTCCCAGCCACATATGCAGACGCATCACAGTTCCTGGCGGCCCTCCTGGAAGCCAAGAATAAGATGGACGAGGACGAGGTACCGGAAGAGAACCGCCTGCTGTATGCAACACCGACATTGCTTAACAGCATCATGGCGCTGGATACCACAAAGTCCAGGGAAATCCTTTCTACCTTTTCCGTCAGGAAGTCAGTACCGCAGTCGCGATTTTATACGGCCATCAATCTGTTGGATGGGAAGACACCAGGGGAGGAGCTGGGGCATTTTAAGAAGGCCGAGGATGGTAAGGATATCAATTTCATGATTATCCATAAACCGGCCATAATCAAATTTGATAAACATACGGCATCCAGTATCATCTCGCCGGATAATAACCCAAATGCGGACGGTTACATTTCTAAATACCGTAAGTACGGCCTGGTAGATGTATATAAAAACAAAGTGGCCGGTATCTATCTGAGCCACAAAGCGTAAGGAGGCAGCGGAATGAGAAAAGTAGGAATCGGAGCAGAAGCCACAAAGACCATGGAGAAGGAGATGGAAGCTCTGAAGGCGGAGAACGAAGCCCTGAGGATGGAGAATGAGCAGGTGAAAGCGGAGAACGAAGCCCTGAAAGTGGACGAATCCAAACAGAAAAAGTAAGGAGGCTCGTCTTATGCAGGCTTACACGGATGAAATGTACTATATCAATGATTACCTGAAGGGGAGGAAGCCGGTCATCACAACCGGCTTCCCTTTTTATGCGCGCAGCGCCAGCCAGATTATTGACCGGTATACAATCAACCGCCTGAAGGATGTAGCAGAAATCCCAGATGAGGTGCAGATGTGTTGCTGTGAGCTAGCGGAAACCGAGTGCCGCCGGGAGAAGCAGCAGAAGGAATCCGGGGGGAAGACATCGGAGAAGAACGGTACTTATTCAGTCAGTTTTACCAGCGCACAGGAATCAGAGCAGGCTGTGGCCAGGGAGCAGCGTAACATCATCATGAAATGGTTGGCAGATACCGGCCTGTGTTACCAGGGGGTGTGATATGTATACCAATGCGGATGTGACGCTGTACCTGTACATCAAGGAAGGGAAGGCCGAGAAGTACACCAGGATGCCCATAGAGGGTGTGTACTGGGAGGATGTGAGACAGTCCACCTATCTTAAGACCGGTCAGAGGGACGGCACATCCGTCCTCCTGGTCATCCCCCTGGAAAGCCTGGACGGTCCCATAAAACTGACACAGGGCAAGGACCTGGCTGTCAAGGGCATCATTGAGGATGAGATAGACTGTAGCAGCCAGGAGGCCGTGTCAAAGTCCCTTGCGGCCCTCAAGTCCGTCCATGGATTCCTGACGGTGACCACAGTAGATGAACGGCTGTATGGCAGTGAATCAGTGCAGCATTATGAACTGGCATGCAAATAGGAGGTGCTGATATGAAGGTGGAATTTAATATAAGTACCGCAGAGACTATTAAGAGAAACCACGGACTGCAGGAAGGCGGACCAGTACAGCGCCTGGTAGATAGCGAAGCCATGCGGTATATGAGTGACTATATGCCGCGCAGACAGGCAGGAGAGTTGGAACACATGATGGTCATGGCTACCGTTATTGGCTCCGGTCAGATTGACACTCCAGGCCCTTATGCCCATTACCTGCATGAGGGTATCCTGTATGTGTCCCCGACAACGGGTAGCGCCTGGGCAAAGAAAAACGAGATAAAGGTCCCCACGGACCGGGAACTGACCTATGCCGGCGCCCCAATGCGGGGAAAGAAGTGGTTCGACCGGATGAAGGCCGACCACAAGGATGATATCCTTCAGGCGGCTCAGGCCTTGGCAGATAGAGGAGGGGAGTAATTGACAATCATAGATTTTATAAGGCAGAAACTGACAGAGTATCCGAAGATATCAGAATTCCTGGCAGACAGCGATATCCATGTGGACTTCACTGAGCCGGGGAACAGTTACGGCCTGTCCAGTAATGGGGACAGCCTGGTCAAGGAGGACATGCTGGGGAACCAGACCCGGCGCCACAACTTTGCCATGTACGCGGTGGCTCCGTCCTTCACGGATTACTGCCGGCTGGCCAACAGCAATTTCCTGTTGGAGCTGGGGTACTGGCTGGAGCAGCTGCCTGAGGAGGGTGGACTTGTAGCCAATATCGGCAGCCAGGGGCTGGAAGCCAGATTTATAAAAGCCACCATATCCAATGCGATGGCCATGCAGCCGATGGGAGAATCAGTCAATGATGGAATCCTGTACCAGATACAGATACAGGTGACCTACAAAGTAGAAAGTGAGGATTTGTAATGCATAAAATGAACTTACAGCTGTTTGCGGAATCAATTCCGGCAGCAGGGAAAATTAAACGGAAGTGGATGGTACATTATATTGATGCGGCCCTCCCATCTGCCAGCAAGGCTGAATACAGCCGCCTGGGCAAGGACCTGGAAGAGTACATCGTGGAGATGAACGCCAATGTGGAAACCAAAAATAATATATGGGGAGAGACATCCGTCAACCTGGACAGCTATCAGCCCCAGGCATCCGCTGACCCGTACTATGCTGAGATTGGGGAGCCATTGTTTGAGCGCCTGCAGGGGATTGTGGACGAACGGCAGACACTGGATGACCTTAAGACCAGTGTGGTGGAGGTACATCTCTGGGAACCAGTTGAATCAACGGAAGGTACCTATGTGGCGTATAAGGAAGATGCAATCATTGAAGTGTCCAGCTATGGCGGAGATACCACTGGGTATCAGATCCCGTTTAATGTGCACCACACTGGAAACAGGGTTAAGGGTAAGTTTGTACTTGCTACAAAGACGTTTACAGCAGATGCATGAAGAGTAATGCCGGCGGCAGATTCTGTGCCGCTGGCGGAAATCAAGGAAGAGGAGGTAAAACCTGATGGCAAAGAAGATGAAGAGCCTGTTATTTGATGACGGCTATGAGAGTTTTTCGGTAAATGACGACCCATCCAGGATAATTCGGTTCAACCCGGCAGACCCGGAAATCATCAACCGTGTGTTGGATGTGCAGAAACATTTTAAAAATTACAGTCCCCCGGAGGGGATTGAACTGAATCCGGACGGGACCCCTAAAAGTGATATGGAAAGGGACGGCGCATACGTGGCTGAGTTTTCCGAGGAAATGCGTAAGGCGTTCAATGGCATCTTCCTATCGGATGTATATGACACGATATTTGCCGGTCAGTCCCCGCTCTGTATTGTTGGCCAGAAATACCTGTATGAAGGTGTACTGGAGGGCCTGATTGTGCTGATGAAGCCAGCTGTCGAAGAGTATGCCAGGAAGAACCGGGAAAAGTCCAGGAAGTATCTGGAGGATATAGAGAAATGATTGGCCGGTTACCAACCAGCCTTGATGTGGGCGGGGTAAGCTATCCCATTGAAACAGATTACCGGAATATACTGGTATTCTTGTCTGCCTGTTCCGACCCGGACCTTTCAGCCGCGGAGAAGCTGGAAATTTTAATGAAGCGCCTGTACCGGGATGGTTTTGGCCAGATACCGCAGGAACATCTGGAGGATGCTACCCTACAGGCTAAGTGGTTCGTGGACTGCGGCCAGGAGGATGACGATAAGAAGCCGGCCAGGAAGGTCATGGACTGGGAACAGGATGAACCCATCCTATTCCCTGCTATCAACAAAGTGGCAGGTACGGAGACCAGAGCTGTCCCATATATCCACTGGTGGACCTTTGCCGGATATTTTATGGAAATTGAGGAAGGGACGTTTTCCACGGTTTTAGGCATCCGGCAGAAGAAATCCAGGGGAAAGAAATTGGAGAAGTGGGAACAGGAATTTTACAGAAACAACAAGAAACTCTGTGACATTCGGAAACGGTATACGGCTGAGGAGCAGGCGGAGATTGATTACTGGAATAATTTATTGGGTTAGGGCGCTGTATGGGCGTCTTATTTTTATGTCTGTGCAGATAACTCGTGTACCAAAAGTATAGTGCCCGAAGTACCCGGACAAGAGGTTTTCACTGTTGGGGTACACGAGTTTTAGCAGGGAGGTGATAGTATGGCAGCAGATGGCAGCCTGAATTTTGATACAAAAATAAATGTAAAAGGATTTGAAGAAGGAATATCCACACTGTCAAAAGCAATGGACAGGCTTACGAAGGCTGTGGACGGACTGTCCTCCAACATCCTGAACCGGTTTAACGTAGCCGGGCAGGCAATGGCTGAGACTTCCAGCAGCGCAGAGGCTACATCAGATGCAGTGGAGTCTGTTGGGACCGCAGCCGATGAATCTGCAAAGCATGTCAAGTCATTGCAGGAGCAGATGGATGCCATAAGTGTCCACGCCATGCAGGATACCGCATCTGATATGGCCCAGTCCGCACCGGTTTCGGCGCCGACAAGCGCAGAATCCCTTAATTATGACCCTAAGGCTATGGCTGCGGTATTTGGGGATGCGGCCTCGGAAATCCACAGCTGGTCTGATGCAATCGGACAATATGGCAACCAGGCCGGTATGGCCATGAATGAACTGCAGCAGGATGCGGCAGAAGCGGAACAGGCTGTGTCGGAAGCCTCCAGCCAAGGCGCGGAACAGGCCCAGGGATATGTAGGTGTCAAGGAGTCAATTCTGAATGCATTTAAAAATGTGCCACAGGCATTCGGTCAGATACCGGTAGCTGCCAAAAGGGAACTGTCGAAGATACCCGGGATTGTAAAGAGTGCATTCTCATCCGCTACCAGGACGGTCTTAAATTTTGGGAAGTCATTGGGGAAGGGGCTGGCTAATAAAGCGAAACAGGCAGTATCCGGCTTGAAGGGCCTTGGGAAATCTTCCAACAGTGTCAGCAAGAGCATTCTGAAGCTATCTAATATGTTTAAGCTCATGCTCATCCGCATGGCCATGAGGGCGGCCATCCAAGGAGTTAAGGAGGGCATGCAGAACCTGGTACAGTATTCGGACGGTGCGAACCAGTCCATGTCCAACTTGATGTCCGGCATGACCTATCTCAAAAATAGTTTTGCGGCGGCGTTCGCGCCCATTCTGTCCTATGTGGCTCCGGTACTTAATACTTTGATTAACCTTCTGGCAACGGCAGTGGGCTATATCAACCAGTTTTTTTCTGCACTGGGAGGCGGAAGCACATACATCCGAGCCAAAAAGGCCAATGAAGATTATGCGGCCAGCCTTAAAAAGACAGGAGGGGCCGCAAGTAAGGCCGGCAAGGATGCAAAAAAGGCACTGGCTCCATTTGATGATCTTGTACAGATACAGCAGCAGGGCGCGGATGCGTCCGGAGGTGGTGGAGGTGGCGCCAGCCCCTCAGACATGTTTGAGACTATCGACATAGACAAGGGAATCAGTGATTTTGCAAATAAGCTGAAAGAAATGTTTGCAGCCGGGGATTGGGAAGGAATCGGCCAGCTGATTGGCCAGAAAATCAATGAAGCAGTACAAAGCTTCACGGAGTTTATCAGCTGGGACAATATAGGTGCGCAGATAACAGCTTTTGTAACAGCGTTTACGACCCTGTTCAACAGTCTGGTGGCCAAGATTGACTGGTATTCTATCGGCGTCATGTTCGGCACTGGCATTAATACCATAGCGCATACGTTGTATCTTCTTCTTACTCAAATTGAGTGGTTCGCACTGGGCAATGCGTTGTCTCAAGGCCTTATGGGAATGGTCAATACGGTAGAGTGGGGACTTGTAGGCGCAACCATTGGCGCATATTTCCAGGCACAGATATCCGGTCTGTTAGGATTCATCATTGGCACAGACTGGGGGGCTATCGGGAATGCCCTGTCTGATTGTATCGTGGGGATTGCGGATAAAATTGAATGGGAGCAGCTAGGGTATCTGTTTGCGGCTGGGCTTAACGCAGTTTTTGATGCAATGCTGCAGTTCGCAAAAGATTTCCCGTGGGTCGAAATGGGTGAGCATATCGCAACCAGTATCAGCACGTTCTTCCAGACATTCCGGTGGGCTGATGCAGGCGAGGCATTGAGCACATTCGTAATTGGAATCCTGGACTTTTTGATTACCGTGGTGCAGGAGACAGACTGGGCATCCTTTGTGCAGGGCATTGTTGACTGCATTGAGGCGGTGGACTGGATTGGCCTTGCAGGGAAGATTTACACGCTGTTGTACTCTGCTCTGGGGGTTGCCTTTGGGGCTCTGGCTAAGTTCATCGGGACTTTGATAGCGGATGGGTTCGCGGCGGCGAAGGACTACTTCAACGGCAAGATAGAGGAATGCGGTGGCAATGTCTGGGAGGGAATGCTTAAGGGCGTAACAGACGCGGCCAAGGGTGTGGTCACTTGGATTAAGACCAATGTCATAGACCCGTTCATCAATGGCGTGAAGGCAGGTTTTGGTATCCACAGCCCGTCAACGGTCATGGCCGGCATGGGGCAGTACCTATGGGATGGATTCTGCAACGGCATAAAAGAATTTTTTTCAAACCCCGGCGCATTCATCAAGGCCAATATTACAGACCCGTTCGTGAATGGCATCAAGAGCCTGCTGGGCATTCACAGTCCGTCAACCGTGCTGGCCGGAGTCGGTTCCAACACCGTGGCTGGATTCAACCAAGGAGTAACAAACGAGCAGGCCGCTTCCCAGAGCGTCGTCCAGTCCTGGGCCTCCGGTGTGGCCAGCTGGTTCTCTGATAAGTTCGGCATCAGCTCCGGGGATTCCGCGGAGTCCAAGAAGTGGGCCACCAGCATCATGAGGGGCTTCAACAATACTGTTAATAAAAACTATACACAATCCCAGAGCGTCATGGAAACCTGGGCGGAGAATGTCCGGAAGTGGTTTGTAGGCGTGGATGAGGCGCAGGGCGTGAATGAGCTGTCCTGGACTAAGTTCGCAGACCTTATTATACAGGCGTTCAAAGTCAAGATTGAGGGTAGCCATGCTGAGACCCAGGCGCCGGTGGAAACTTGGGCAAGGAATGTCTGTGAATGGTTCTGGGGAGACAGTGATACGCAGGGGACCGGCGGCATGTACGCCGCATTTTACAATATGGCGAAGAGGATCAATGAGGGATTCGCCAATGGTATCTCTGACTTTGCTTACATGGCAAAGGATGCCATTAAAAGGTGGGCGAGAGAAGCCATGGAAGAGGCCGAGGAAGAGTTTGATATCAACTCACCGTCCAAGGAGTTTTACGGCATTGCAGAGTATGTGGTGCGTGGATTTAACGATGGTATCAGCGCTATGGCAGCATCATCCAGGAATACGGTGCAGAAATGGCTGGATGGCGTCCTGGATGTGTTTGAAGGTGTGGAGGTGCAGCTTCCTATCGGTATTAACATCCCGAACGCAGTATCCTACCTGCCCAGGATGGCCAGCGGAACCGTTGTGCCACCAAGGGCAGGCGAGATGTCCACAAGCATGAGGAACACGGCAGGATACGGCCAGGAAGAAACGCTGGGCTATCTGGTGGCTAAGATGGATGAGATGATAAGCCGTCTAGCAGCAGAAGGAAGCCGGCCGATACAGATTGTATTAAACCTGACCGGGAACCTGGCCGCATTGGCGCGTGTGCTTAAACCGGAACTGGACAAGGAGGCCGCGCGTAAGGGCGTGAGCCTAGTAATTGTAGGAGGAAGTTGATATGGACAATGTATTTTTAATGGACGGCAAGGCTTATAACGTGGAAGTGGAGAAGGACTCACTGGAGCGCAGCTTTGCGGTCACGGATACGGAGCAGTCCAGGCGAGCTCTGGATTACTCCATGGACCGGGACATCATAGGGACTTTCTACAACTACACAATGAAAATCTACCCAAAGACGGATGACCTGGCATCCTATGATGCATTTTACGATATCATATCCGATCCGAACTATGCAAGTCATGAGATGACCTTCCCGTATGGGCAGGAAACGCTGACTTTTCAGGCTTACGTCAGCCAGGGTAAGGATAAGCTGCGGATCCGGAACGGGAAGAACATCTGGGGCATGGATGGGCTGTCATTAAACTTCACAGCTATGGAACCACAAAGGAGGCGGTGAAGCGATGAAGTGGGACATAAGGGTAGAGACCAATGGACAGCAGCCGTACTCATCCGTGGACGACCTGACCAGTTTTGAGCAGGACATGCCGCCATACGCCTACTGCCTGCCGCGGTATGCAAGGTTGGATGGGACCTATTCCAATACCCCGGATACAATCCCTGGTGGTAAGAATGGGTACATCAGTACGGCCCTGAGTGGCCAGGATGGGGCCTTTGGGGTGCCGCCAGTGATAACGGTCACCTTTGACCGGCTTAAGACCAGCAATGGCGTGTCCATGGTGTTCAACCCGGTATCAGAGGACTATGCCAGGAGGCTTAAGATAGCCTGGTACAAGGATGCGGAACTGGTCCAGGAGCAGGAGTTTGAACCGGATGGGGTGGAGTACTTCTGCCGGGCCAAGGTGCCACTGTTTAACAAGGTGGTTATTACCTTTTTGGGGACCAGCCGACCATATCGTTATCTGTGGCTGTCAGTACTTAAGAACCAGAGGATGACGGACGCTGGCGGGCTGAAGATTGTCTATGATGATATTGCTCTGGGAGCCGCGGAGGATAACACAGCAGCTACGGAGGATAAAGATTACTACGTTGACCTGCAGGAGCTAAAGGCAGGGGTGGAGTATCCGGATTACGCCATGTGCTTACCGCGGTACGCCAAGCTGGATGGCAACTACAACAATGCTCCGGACGAGCTGGCTGACATGGGGTATGTGAGTGACAGCGTATCCGATGCAGTGGGAGCCTTTGGGGCCCCACCTTCAATCTCATTTACATTCGGTCAAACTTATTCCAGTGTGGGGATAACACTGAGGTTTAACAATTATTCTGGGGATTACTGTAGTAGGGTCAATATTAAGTGGTACCGCGGGGATGAACTGTTGTCAGACCAGGATTATTCCCCGGACAGCCCCGATTATTTTTGTTATGGAATCGTGGATTATTACAATAAGGTGGTCATCACCTTCCAGGAAACCAGCAAGCCATACCGGAACGTATTCCTGACCGGGATAACCTGGGGACTCATCCGTGTGTTCAGGGATGATGAGATAGAGGATATCAGTTGCCTGATGGAGCTGAGCCCTATATCCGAAGAGGTAAGCATCAATACTATGGACTATACCATCCGAAGCAGGTCCGATTATGCATTTGAGTTCCAGAAGCGTCAGAAACAGACGTTGTATTTTGATGAGGCTATTTTAGGTATTTTTTATCTGAAGGACGGTAAGCAGCTTGGAGCAAAGCGATATTCCGTGGAGACCCAGGATGCAGTGGGAATTCTGGACAATAACCAGTTCATGGGCGGTGTGTACAATGACACATCGGCGGCCGATATTCTAGCTGGAATTATGAAAGGTGAGGGTATCACATATTTTTTGGATGATGCCTATGCAGGTACGAGGGTAAGCGGGTACCTGCCAATATGTACGAAACGTGTGGCCCTGCAGCAGCTGGCTTTTGCCATTGGTGCTCTGGTGGATACCAGTTACGACCGGCGGCTGTACATATATCCACAGCAGACCGAGGTCACCGGTGAGTTCACGGACAGAGACATCCGGCTGGGCCTGTCGGTGGAACACAGTGACATCATAACCGGTATCCGGTTGTATGCACATAGCTATGACCGGGGAGTGGAATCGGCGCAGCTGTACAAGGGCATCCTGACTGGGACAACCAAGATAGAGTTTTCCGAGCCTTACCACAGCCTGTCCATAACCGGGGGGACGTTGGGCGACCATGGGGACAATTATGCATACATAACCGGAGCAGGTAACGAGGTGGTTCTGACTGGGCTTAAATATAACCATAGTACGATTAGTATCCTGAAGGAGAACCCGAAAGTCACCCAGAATAAGAACATTGCCGAAGTCAAGGATGCCACGCTGGTAACATCCCAAAATGCCCAGGCAGTACTTGACAGGGTTTACCAGTATTACAGCAGCAATGAGAGCATCAGCTTCCGGGCCACCATCAACGACCAGGAACTGGGGAACCGTGTGAACGTGGCAACTGGATTTAAAGGGACTATGACAGGAAATATCACAAAGCTGGATTTTAGATTTAGTCGGCGGAAAATAACGGCGGAGGTGACAGTGAAATGAGTACTGTATTAGACACGTTGATAACGGACAGGACGGCGGATGACCTGGCCAATGATACGGACAAGGCGTATATAGCCTATACGGACCTTAACCGGGTAGAGGGGGCCTGTGAGCTGCTTGCGGGCCGTCTGGGAGTGACTGTACAGACGAAGGTATGGAACATAGAGGACTTCCGGACGGACACAGAGATGACGCGGCTACTGGACAATATCAAAAAGCTTCGTGCGGCTTATTATACCAAGGGCTGTACCCCAGCTACCCCAGTAAAAATCACATACAGCAGCATCTATCAGGCAAATGACATTGAGCAGATACTTAAGGACTTGGGGGATATGTATAACAGCATGGTGAGTGGTCAGCATCGCTTGACATTCAAGCTTGGCATGAGAGCAATAGGGAACAGGAGGTAAGGATGTTAAAGACAGATTACAAGTCTGACGTGTTTGAAGGAAATCGAAAATACCAGATAAGTCAGGACGGGGAAGGAAAATCGGAAATTCTGGATGTAACTGCGTACAGCCAGGAGGGTGACATATTTGGTCCGAATGACATTAACGCTACGAATAAGGCAGTAAATGCCCTGAGGAATGACAAACAAATTACCATCCCTGCATTTGCACAATCCTCTGCGCCATACACAGCAGACATAAAAGTGCAACATCTCAAGACAACAGATGCGATTGAACTGTATGCGGGGCTGATAAAGAGTGACAGCGAACTTACGGCGGAGCAGAAAGCAGAAAAAATAAAAATACGAAGAAAATACCTGAACATGATTGATGATGCAGAGTGTAATACAGATGGCATATTGACGGTAACCTCCTACAGCAAGAAACCGGCCACGGAATTTGCTGTATGGTTAAGGGGCTGCTCAGCAGAGGAGGAATAGAGATTGAAAGCAATTATACACGGCAGTGGAGGAGCAGATACAGATGGTTTGACCGCTATTTCCGCTCACGTACTGAACGGAGAGATATTTTATGGAGCCGATAGCGACGAACCTCAGACCGGAACCATGACAGTAAATAGTATACTGTCTTTTAGTGTAGCCGCATATAGTGGACGCCGAGTACTTTTGAAATGGCAGAATCCGTATGCGGCGCCGGGAAAACCTTATAGCGGAGTAATAGTAAAAGCCAGTACGGGCGGATATCCAGCTTGGAATGCGCCTGCTTGGGATGCAATTTATGCAGGAGCAGGAGACAATGCTACTCCTGGAGGCTGGTCACAAGCATTTATGGATTTACCAGCTTTAAATACCACTTATTATTTTACATGCTTTGGGTATGCCACAACAAACTTTGGAGAGATATACAGTCCGGTATATGACCCGTCGTCAGTTAAAAATGCTGTATATACGACCGTAGGACCTTCGTTGGTTACGATAGCCGGAACGCAGGATTACGTAATTCCAGATGGATTTACATCTGCGGATATATTTTGCGTAGGCGGCGGAGGCGGTGGTGGTAAAGGATACCGATATACTTCGAATGCCTATCAACAAGCCGGTGGTGGAGGCGGTGGTGGATATACTGCTACTGTTTATAATATTGGCGTGGCGGCCGGACAAGTATTAAATTGTGTAGTAGGTGCCGGAGGCGCACCCAATGGTAGTCTTAGTGGTAACGGCGGTACAGGAGGTACAACATCAGTATCAAGAAGCGGTACTGTCTTATGTACGGCTAATGGCGGACACGGAGGTGAAAACGCTAATGGTGGCAATGGTGGCATAGGTGGTTCCGGTGGTGGTAGTGGTGGATATAATGACTTAGACACAAGGCCGGTCATAAGAGCCGGTGAAGATGGATTTTCAGACGGTAGCGGATGGAGTAATAGACCCGGCCAGGGACGTACAACAAGAGCTTTTGGCGAAGCCGGAAACACTTTATATGCTGGCGGCGGAGGAGGCGGAGGAGTAACCCATGGTGGTCCCGGCGCTGGTGGTGCTGGAGGTGGCGGAGCAGGCAGTTATGATACAGGCAGTCCGGGTAGCGCTAACACTGGCGGCGGAGGCGGCGGCGGAGGCGGCGATCTTTACGGAACCGCCGAGTGGGGCGGTACTGGCGGCTCAGGAGTTATTTTAATCAGATTAAAATAGGAGGATTAATATGGTAGCACACGAAGTATTCGCAATGATATTTGACGAAACGGTACAGAATGTGGTGGTAGGGCATTATGAAGAGGTCAACCGAGTAGCACGGTGCGTATATGGTGACGATGCCTTTGCGGTGGATTGCCTGCAATATCCCTGTGAGATAGGAGATAAGTACATAAACGGCGTATTTTACAAGGCCGATGGGATAACACCCATTGAATATATCCCTACCCAGGAGCAGCAGGTGGCTCAGCTCCGGCGAGAAAATGCGGAGCTTACACTTGCCCTGGCAGACATGATAGGAGGTGCAATGTAATGTTATCCAATATACAGCGCAACATCATTATCCGGGCCCTGCAGATTCGGATGAATCAGGGGGAGGAACCGGCAGGCATCCTGGATGGTTACAAGAACCTGACAGAAGAGGAAAAGGCAGAGCTGTTGGAAGCCTTAGAAGAATAGGAAAGGTGAGGTTAATGAAGATGAAGAAAGATATTGTATGTGCCATTATGGGAATGGCAGCGGCGGCAGGAGTAAAGCTTTTTGGGGGCTGGACCCCGACATTGAGTATCGTGCTCATACTTATGGGACTGGACCTGATGGCAGGGTTCTTGGTGGCTGTGGTGTTTAAAAAGTCACCAAAATCGGAGAGCGGTGCTGCTAGCTCAAACGCGATGCTTAAAGGGCTGTGCAAGAAATTTATGATGGTGTGCCTTCTGGCGGTAGCCCATCAGCTTGATGTGGCCCTGGGAGTGGATTACATTATGCTGGCAGCTACATATGGATTTATCGCAAATGAGTCGTTGTCGATTGTGGAGAATGCCGGACTCATGGGTATTGTGAAATCCGATGTGATAATCAATGCCATTGAAGTGTTAAAGGGCAAATCGCAGAAAACAGAGTAATTGCGATATCGCAACTTGTGACGTCACAACTTTTTATGGCCTGGGAGTAAGTCCCGGGCCTTATCTTTTGATTGGAGGTACGATATGAGTAAAACAGCAGCAGGATTAATTGAGCATTGCAAGGACAAGCTTGGCACACCCTACGTCTACGGCGCCAAGGGTGAGGTCCTTACCCAAGCCATACTGGATAGGTTGGCCCGGGAGAACCCAGGCACATACACATCTACTTACAAGGCCAAGGCCGCCAAGTACATAGGCCAGCGCTGCACGGACTGTTCCGGCCTCATCAGCTGGTACACCGGGCGCATCCGCGGCAGTTACAACTACCACGACACAGCCGTGGAGCGGATAGGCGTTGACCATCTGGACGAGTCCATGGTCGGTTGGGCGCTCTGGAAGCCGGGACACATCGGGGTATACATCGGGGATGGATGGTGCATCGAGGCCAAGGGCATCAACTACGGGACCATCAAGTCCAGAGTGGCGGTCACACCCTGGCAGAAAGCCCTTAAGCTCTGTGATATTGATTATGCCCCGGTTCAGGTGACATACACCCAGGGCTTCCGGCCGGCCGCAGACGGGCAGCGCTGGTGGTATCAGTTTACAGATGGTAGCTTTGCGGCCAACGGCTGGTACTGGCTCCGGGAGGCCACGGACGGCACATATGGCTGGTACCTGTTTGACAGCGGGGGCTACATGCTGACCGGCTACCAGGTGGACCCTGCTGGCGAAGCCTTCCTGCTCTGCCCGGTCAAGGGCTCTGACGAGGGCAAATGCATGATTACGGATGCCAGGGGAGTGCTCCGGATTGCGGAGGAGTATGACATGGTAAATCGACGGTACGTGTTTAATTGGTAGATTACCGAAGGGCGCTGCAATAGCGCCCTGGCTTACTCAATCATAATAATGGCGTACAACATAATGAGCCAGCGCATCAATAAAGGCGCCGTTCCGCGGCTTTTGTGCCAACTCAAAGCCGAAAACCTGGTTTAAAAGATTCCGGTCGCCATGGAGCCAGATAGTATTAATGATGGTGCGTATATTACGTTCTACACATCCTACAGATGTTTGGTAGCGGGCGGCAATTTCTACATATAGCCCTTTTGATATATAAGAAAGCAGGTCCGGTTCATGGACTGAGCGGATTACACCATAAATAGTATAGCGGAATCCTACGTAGGAATTATTGACACCAAGCCGTCGAAGCAGGTTACCGGTTTCTCTTTCGTATTTCATACTGATTCCTCCTTGTTTTTTGTTACTAATTTAACGATATATGCAAGGAGGGGCATTATCAAGTGAAGATTGAACGACAAAAAGCAACGAAAAGTGTCGTAAAATGCGAATAAACGGACCATTTATGGTATTATTTGCCAGGACAACCCCTGCATTGAAAGGAGTACAATGGCCTTGGAAGGAGGCGCATAAAGATGGATGGAAGGCGAGGAGGAATTGGAAATCTTCCTTTTTTATTCAGATTATGCTATGATGCATATATAAAATATAAAAAGGGGGAAACATAGATGAATGGAGTAAATAATAAACCAGATGCTATTTATGCCAACTTTGTAGCCATCAGTAATAGCGCATATGAAATGAGGATTGAGTTCTTGGTAGAATCTCCAGAACAAGATAATAGCCTAAAAGAGGTAGCCGATGTGAGAATCAGCCCTCAGTTAGCAAAGAAGATGTGTGAAATCCTAAAGGAAAGCATTGCAAGGTATGAGGAAAAAATTGGTGCGATACCGGCAATGAATGATGAAAGCGGTGAGTAGAGATGACCATTTACACAGAACCTATTTGTTCTTGGCAAATTTTTAGTCCGCATATATTAGATGTTAGGAACAGGTATAGGAGAATAAGCCATAGTCATCCCACAATAGAAACCAGACTAACCAGTCAAAAGGGCATATGGGATTATGATTCCGCAATGTGCTTAGAGGGGACATATATGGATATAGAAAAACAGGAGAATATCAAGAAGCTGCACGAAATAGCAAAACTCCCATACAATTGGAATGAAAATTGCGCAGATTCATTCAGCCCACAGGTGATTTCGGAGTGTCTGGATATTGTGGACATGGTGCCGAGACAACCTGAAATCTTTCCAACTGCTGCGGAATCTATACAGATGGAATATGAAAAGGAAGACGGCGAGTATCTGGAGTTCAATATTTTTGAGAACCACATAGAGGTATTTGGGATTGGGCCTGACGGAACCGAAAAAGAAGCCCAGATGCCAATCGCGGACAAAGGAAAAATACAGCAGATGGTGATGGAATTTTATGGATGAAACGAAGACTGTGTACAGAAGAATGAGAAATCTACCGGATTACATTCGGAAAGATGGAAGCATATCATCGGCATTATTCAGCGACAGAAACGGCGTATCTGTTGATATTGATGCAGGAAGAAGTCTTGAGGATATCATAAAGGATGAGGAACGTTTACATCAATCCTATCATCCTGGTATGTCACAGGACGAAAAGATAAGAACCAAGCGGGCATTGAAAGCAATTATTGCGGTTGAAAGAGAAGAATGTGAAAGTAAAAGTATTGTGATACAGCCTGAACCCATCAGGGAAGAAAATGAATACCATGCAATCCTGAGACGTGACGATGGTACATTGCAATTGACCCACGGACAGTGTAAGTATTTATCTAACAAGTGTAGATACGTAAAGAAATATTTTTAG